TCGTCCTTCTGGTCTCTAGTGGCTACCATCTGAACCACCTTCCCAAGGATCTGCCGGACGAGGCCAGAAATACCAGTTGAAGGCGCGTCGTGTCTGGTCACGTAGGACGATGCGTGTCTGGAAATCGGCTTCCTCCAGCGCTCGCATGTGGTCGGCGCAGAGGCGTAACTGCGCCGTTCCCACCTGCACATGCTCACCCGCCTGTTCTCGGTAATACAAACAGACTGGACAGACGCGCGGCTCGTGTTGCGCTCGTGCCTGCGCTCTCATCTGCTCACGCGCCTCACGTATCGCCGCATCAATCACCCGCCGATGCTCTACCGGCTCCGTGGGCTGTTCCGCGATGTCGATGCTGTCGACGCTATCGAGGTCACGCTCCCCCGCGTCATCGGGGAGCTTGCCACTCAAAAAGGCCATCGTTCTTCTTGCCTCATTTTTCGTGTAGATATTCAAACGTGCATTTCTGGAATACCCGTCCACGAACCGTCCATGCGTTGACCTGCGACCCGTGCGTTCCGGGGGCCTGAAGGTACTAGTTGAGTCCTGTGTACAGCGCAACCATTGGACGTGCAGCAGCAGGACTCCCTGGACGTGCGTTGGACGGTGCGTGTCAGCGTGACCGCTTGCTATTCAAGCGGTGGTTAACTGGCGTCCAACGTGTCCATCCAGAACTCGTAGCGCATCTGGCCACGGAGGTTCTGCGGAAGCAATCCTTTCTGCATCTGTTCCAGCAGAAGAATGCCAGCACCGGCATGCGGGCACGGGAGGCGCCGCACACCATGGGCACAGGAGCAGGACGCATCGAAGGGTGGCTCCGCGCAGAGCGTGACCGTGTGGTACACCCAGGATCGGCTGGAGCTCGGGCACGTGTAGACGAGGGTGTTGTCGAGGACTCCTTCAAAGTGCAAGGTGCCATTGACGTGGTAGGCATAGGCCTGGTCAATGGCACTCTCGACCCATTGCTCGGCAGTCATCGAGCGCGCTCTGGCGGCAATGGGAATGGGGGTCTCCCCGCTCATCCAGAACGGGGGTGTAGGAGTTGCATGTGGCATTTGGGTGCTCCTTGTCTTGAACTACACTATCACTGCAGTGAGTATAACATACCCAAGTTTACCAGTCAATACCAATCCAAATGGTACTGCACTTTACTTTTTGTTATGGCACATGTTAGAATAGAGGAAACGGGATGCCCGTTGGTTGGGAATGAAGGGGGTGAGAGAATGAACCCAAAAGATGATGAGCTTATGACCGCAGGGGAAGCGCAGGCATATCTGGAGGTGACCAAAGTGCGCATGGCCAGCTTCCTGAAGCGCGGCGACCTCACGGTGTATACCAAAGAGATCAACCGTCGCATTAAATGGGTGCGGCGGTCAGAGGTGGAAGCACTAAAGCAGAGACTCTACGCCGCAAAAGAAATGATCCCGGCAGCGTAGAGTAGCCCCCGGGATCAGAGCCGGGCACCCAAATGCCAATTTAGACACCGGCTCATCTGTAATTATACACCAGTAGCAGGTCAGATATCTTAGGTAATTTCTACGTTCGTAGTCGTCCACAAAACGTCCACGTAGCAAGAGGATAAAATGAGTGATCTTACCCCGACAGGGGAGCAGATAGCCGACTATACCTGGCTAGACAAATCGCAGAGAAGTTGGCATCTCTGGTCAGGCAACCCATTTTGGGTGCAGATGCTCTCGATCCCGCTCAAGAGCATGACGCGGGAGGAAGTTGTGGCAATGGCGCTGGAAACAGCAGCCGAAGAACGGAGACGCTTTGCAGAAGCCTTTCCGAGCATCAAATGGGAGACATTCTCCAAGGAAAACTAGAACTTCTCACCGATCCCCAATCGGTGGTGCTCATTCACCGCACGCTCAGTGGCCCGTGAGGCGCCGTACCGCTCGCGTATCATGCGTGAGTCCGACCAGCCGGCCAGCTGCAACAGATCGGACTCCTGGCCACCAGAAGCCAGGTAGCCATGCGCGAACCAGTGGCGAAACATATGCGGATGCAGGTGCTCGATGTGGGCTTCCTCGGCACGCTTGTACACCATCCAGCGGATCGTCGCCGGCTGCAGCTTCCCTCGGCGACCGAGCCACAGGTCCGGTAGGTTGACGTGGAGGTGACGGGCCCGCACATGGATGTATTGCCCAAGGGCTCGCACCACCTTCGGTCCGATCGCCACCGTCCTGGGCTTCCCGCCTTTGCCCCTGCGGATATGGATCAGTCCTTCGTCCAGATGCACCTCGGAGAGCAGCAAGGAGCCCAACTCATCGACCCGTAGACCTGTCGCTAAAAATGTTCTCAGGATGGCATAGTCACGCTTGTCCATGAAGGCCTTGCTCTTGTCGCAGGTGGCGAGCAGTGCCCGGATCTCCTCATCCGAGAGGATCGGTGTTTCCTTCGGTATCGGCTTGGGCCGCTTCACCCAGCGCATGGGGTTCTCTCCGGTGAGCTCGTCGTACTCGAGGCAGAAGTGGAAGAAGCTCGAGAGCGCGATGTGCGCCGTCTGGACGCTCGACTCGGACCAGATCGAGTAGAGATAGCCGAAGTACCCGGCCAACAACTCTCGAGAGACTTCCGTCACGGTCACGGTGCAGTGGGCGGCGTCCCCATCGGGGGAGAGGTAGCGGCAGAAGTGCTGCAGCAGCTTGGGATAGTTCCTGATCGTGCGAGGCGACTTGTTCTGCGCCTTCAGCTCGCGTATCCAATCGGGAAGTAGGCTGATTAGGCTAGCGGACTGCGGGACTTTTGGACGGGGCATTGTGTCTTCTCCTTACACTTCCGAGTAGTTCGGGCAGGAAAAGAATTAAGCAGTATGAAAGAGAAATGTTGTGATGCGTGCCATCAAGAAAAACCTCTCACCCAGTTCATCCGCAACAGGAATTCTCCTGATGGTCGGCAAGATACCTGTCGAGTCTGTGTCGATGCCAGGTACCGGGTCAAAGTTGGACTACGCAGAGCGCTCGGGTTGGTGGTGCATAAATACAGCCCGGAAGCGCGACTAAAGGCCAAGTACGGAATCGACCAGAAGACCTACGATCTGATGGCTGATAAGCAGAATGGGAAGTGTGCCATCTGTGGAATTGTTGACCAGCTGGTGGTTGACCATGATCATCGACTCGAGGAGTACGGACCGGTAGCTATCCGTGGTTTGCTCTGTTCGAGTTGCAACCTCGGTCTAGGGTGTTTCAAGGACAATCCCAAACGTCTCCACGCGGCCATTAAATACCTCCGGTCTTTTGGAGCGTCGTAGTCTCTTTCTCCTACAACCGATGTGCTATACTGGTTTTAAATTTTTTTCGAAGGTGCGGGTAGGCAGGACCACCAACACACTTCGCGGACGACCACTCAACTGGCAGGTCAGGTGGAATCGGTGCGGAGAGTATACCATAGGGGGAGCGTCTACCCACACCTTGCCGACGATGTTGACAGTCACATTGACCCTCGACGTGTGGACGATGTGGGGAATTTCCAGAGGCGTCTCTTCCTGTGGACGAGCGCGAAGGTGTGAGTACGATTGACTTCCCATAGGGGCGTGATCTGGTAGACTTCCAGTGTCAGGGAGGCATGCCCCTGACAAGAGCACGTAGCGTTAGCTGGTGTAGAGAATCCCCCAGGTGACAGTCGTCCCGGTAGCGTGTTTCGTGTAGGGCACATGGAAGACTTCCCGACTGGTGTCTTGGACCAGCCCATCCCTCTATGGAAGTCTCCCAAGTGGAACGTGTAGTCAGTTCGGCATCTGAAATACGTAGCGACCAACGGAAGCCTTCCATCTTTGCCCCGCCCGGCAGTGGAAGGCTTCTCTGTTTATTGGTAGTCTTCCCGATGCTCCAGTTCGCTCACTCGCTCTTCTAGTCTGTTGAGCCGATCGACAATCTGAGACAACAACTCTGCTACATCATCCCACGTTCCTGCAGGCTTCGCGGAAGACTTCCGAAAACCAGCTTCCACCATCGCACCGTGGGGGGATAGTTCCCCAGCGAGTACCTTGGTATGTAAGTCGGGACGGTCTTTTCGGAGACGGCGAAGAGCTGCTGCACTGGAAGTGCCTGTAGGTGCTTTATCTTGTATATTATACAATATAGTCGGGTGCCCAACGGGATTTTGTAATGCCTGATCAAGCAAGTCAAGCGCCACAGGGTCATCCCCTACGATACGACGGACGAGGTCTACCGTTGTACCTAGCCCAGCGGCGGGGGGAGTAACTAGGAATGTCTCGAAACGGTCGTAGTGTACGACGCCAACACCAGGAGCATCGAACTCGTGCCAGGACCCTGTCTCAAGCAATTGCTTGAGAAGGAGTGGCGCGTTGCCGATAGCAGATTCTCCGCGCGTGATGGATGATCCCAAAGCACGGACGAGGTCTCCTCGCTCGCGCAGATTCAATTCACCCATTGCTTTCCTCTTTGAACTTACGCAGCATCTCGTCAATGTAATGTATTTCTTGTCCTATCTCTTCCATCGTGAGAGCATCGCGACCCTTGCCAAATCGGCGCACCAGCATTCCACCGAACGTCTGGAAGTCAATATTCATGGTGATCGCGGCGTGCTTAGCTGTGCTGTCCAGTTGCTTTTTCAGAAGGCGCTTGCGGTGCTCCTTTGACATTTCCTGCGCAACAGTGCGAACACCTATCGAGTTACCTTGCACATCAGCACGCAACCCCAGCATACGCTTGTATTGAGCGAGCATAGCCGGGTTCGGGAACGCGTAGCCTTGTGCCTGTAACCGGACGGCGTCTTGTTCCGCTTCTCTGTATTCATCTGGCGTGAAGCGTTCTTTCCCTCGTAAGACGCTGTCAAGTGTGGCGTCCACTGCGGTCCACGCTCTCAGGTTCGGCTCATCGTCCAACTCTCCACTAGCTTCGAGCCGTTCGAGATACGCCCGCTTCCGTTCCTCCTCGTCTATTGCCAGCTCGATAGCGTGCCGCAGTTCACTCTGGATCTCGCTGGAGATGGCTAGCAGATCGGGTACGGCTGGTACAAACAAGACAGCGTCACGAGTTTCTGTCTCACCTCGCCGACGGACGAAACGGCCAGCAATTTGCCGAAACAGGAGAGGAGACGTCTTGCGAGTGGCATATACGCCGACATACAATTGGGCGACGTCGACGCCTTCGGAGACCATATTCACGGCCACTGCCCACTTGCAGGACCTTTCACGGAAACGGTTGAGCGCGTCGCGCGCATCCTTTTCATCGGAAACAATCAGCTCGACTTTCTCACCTGTGAGGCTCTGCAACAGGTCTCGAATCGCTCTCGCGTGTGGTTGGTCATCAGCAATGACGAGCCCCTGGGCATCAGGAACTGCACCATCATCCACAGTGCCTGCTCGTATAGTGGTGAGTTCTGCAATTGCTTTGCCCAGGATGGTGGGAATCCATTCTTGTTTAGGGTCAAGGATTGCCCGCATGGCCTGTGATCGGTCCTCGCGTTCTACATCTGCTAAGTCACTGAGCGACATAGTGGCAGATGTGGCCAGTTCGAGCTCCGTACACTGGATGTTCGCGTCATAGGCATGGAACTGGAGCACTCTACAAGCTGGTGGTGTTTCGCTGACTGCTTTGCCGTAAGAGTAGCTATAATCGGGCTGGATTTCCCCTTTGTAGTCATAGGCAACAAAGGGGATGCTGCCAGACTTTGGACGTCTCCAGGGGGTCCCCGTCAATCCAATGCGCAAGGTAGCATTCTCGAATCCGTGGATCAGATTCTGCCCCCATGACTTGTTGTCACCAGCATGATGAATCTCATCAAAGATGACAAGCGTGTGACGGTCGCTGCACGCCTTACGCTGGAGATCAGGCTGCGCTGCGACCTGGGCATATGTCAGGGCACAACCCTCGAAGTCTGTATAGTTTTCGTGGCCACCTTTGGCGTTCTCGGACGCTTCGAGATGGATGATCCGTTGGCCGTTCTTCCGGTCTCGGCCTAGCCATTGATCGCGGACACTCTCAGACGGAGCAATGATGACGACACGTTGAACAGTGCCACGATCCAAGAGGCGTCGCGCTAGCGTGAGTGTCCATGTTGTTTTTCCAGCACCTGGGCACGCGCAGCAGAGGAAGTCTCGTTTCTTTGCCGCCTCGTATCGCTCCAGTGCTTCCTCCTGCCATACGCGTAAGGGTTGAGCCATATTATCCCCCTTCTTGAGGTTGCATGCCGGGCACAACGCTTGCCCGTTCATTACATCAGTTACACCCCCCTTGCTGTAAGGGTGTTCGTGGTCTGCGTGCCATCCTGCCTGGAGGTCCGCTCCACAGATAGCACACTTGCCATCCTGGAACAGATAGAGCGCTACACGCTCACGACTGTTGAACCGTCTCCTCATCAGTGATCCTCTTGTACTCTTGCCTGATTAGCCTCCTGATCATCATGGAACTCGCCCGCTCCGTCTCTGGATAGTATCGCTTCGTCAGCTCATCCAACATTCTCTGCTCCTCATTGGTCAGTCGAATACCGACTCGAATACCAAGAACTCGTGCTGATTTTTTCTCAGCCATACTTTGTCACCTCCTCACAGGAAAGCATACCATGCGCGCTACTATCGGTCAAGGGTTGACATTGATGACATCGTATGTTATCATAGGAGTAGACGCTAGTTGACACCTAGCCTTAGTACTTTTAAAAGCTTACGCGGACCTCAGCCGGGGACGACTCGGAGGGGGCTACATGCGTAAAAACTGACACTCATCGACCCGTGGCACGTCTGACCCGTCCGTCGCGAGTGTCAGCATGGTATAAAACTACTATTGGATCTGGCGCTGCCCGCCTGAGCGGTGAACTCAGACGAGCAGCTAACACAACATGTGATTGGGCACATGCGGTGCTGGCAACAGTATAACGCATGCGCCTTCAGGTACGACACTTGGAGGTTTGCGCATGAACACTCGTACCGGTTTCTTTGCAAAGATTCGTTCTCGACTCTTCGGTGAGCTTGATCCGATTGAGTCACAACTCAAAGAGATCAGCCGTCAAGGCGCTGGAATGGCGCGCGTAGCTCACCTATGCGCTATCGTGATGATCTTCCTCTTCTCACTTGGTTCCCTTGTCGCGCTCGGCGGTGACGCCTTGAACAGCATCATCGCCGGGTGGAATCGTGGCCAGGTCGATGTCCCGTCCTCGATCAGCGTGGCGGTCTCGACCCTCTTCGTCGCGTGTATGGATGTGGGTATGGTCTATGCTGCCTCGGTGCTTCGGCGCTTAGCGGCGCGGCGGGCTGATCCCGCTGAGAAACGGTTATACACTGCGGTCATCGCTGGTGTCACCGTTCTCGAGGCTGCTACCTACGCCTACATGTCGGTACGGTATGAGCACCCGGCAAATCTGGCGGTCCTGGCGCTCATCTTGGCCCGCGCGGCAACAGCTCCGCTGTTAAGTGTGTTTCTGGCGATGGCACGACCCATCCCGGTGTCCTCGCGTGACATTCTGTACCAGGCAGAACTCATCACGGGGACTGGCGTTTTACGACATGTCACGGTATTGGCCAACAATCCCGAGGCAAAGCTCGCCGACTTGCTCCTGATGTACCAGGCAGCTGGCTACAGCAGTGAGAGTGACCGCAAGCGTCTCTCCGATCTGATCCAGGTCGCGCAATCTGGGTCGTCTGAGAGCTCCGCTTCAGTCACAGTTTTCGAGACCGATCAGGGGCCGACGTTCCCAACCGGAGGCGGAACGCCAGTTCAAATCTCGGAAGCCCTGGATTCCGCAGAGGATCTAGGCAATGTGGTGGCGCTGGAGCGGAACTTGGAACGTTCCGTTGCGGTGCCCCTCCAACCAGCGGCAGAAGCTGTTGCTCCAAGCAAAAAGCGGCCATACCGGTCGTTCCCGACGCCTGCGGCGGAAGAGGCGGCTGGTTTCGCGGTGCTGGATGAGGCGGGCTGGACCGATGAGGGAAAGCCGGCCATGAGTAAAGCGGCATTCCGGCGCGTCATGAATATCAACAACGATGATGCACGCGCGCTCTACTCCCGGTGGTATTACTCGCGGAAGCCACACCAGAATGTGACGCCTGGGGTTGAACAGGACGTCGCCCAATAGATAGTAGACTGTGTTGACAGTTCGCGCCGGACGTGTCGGACCTGCTACGGGTCATTTTATGCGCTGGAGGGGAAGCATGTTTCAGATCAAGATTGCGCCTGCACATAATCTAGGTGTGATGTTTGGCACGGAGTTCGAGATAAGTCACTTCGAACTATCATCCACAGGAGACCCGCAAGACACACGTGTAAATCTCACCATAACTATCCCTGTCGTTAGTTTCGCGCAGATGCTGGATCAGAATACTAATATGGCAGATAGAACGGACTGCTTGGCTTTCTCAATAGTCGAGTTGTCCGATGATTGACATAACGCCAAAATAAATTAGTACTATTTCGTCATAGACGACAAGCGAGGTTGACCATGATTGTGAGTGAGGTGTTGCCTTGGCGGGAAGGGCGCTATATCATTCGCGCCTATGTTCCCAATGGCACCGACCACATCTACTCGGAGTTCCTGTTCAGGATACCACCTGTCGAGTATGCACCGAGATCGGGTGACACGCTCGACTTTGAGAATCACGATGAGGATAGGCGCGTGCGGTTCAATCTTGGTCCGTGGATAAAGATCACCGTCAATGACTATTCTGTGGCCTCGGGTACGTGTGTGGGAATGCCATTGACCGAAGCATTCAGATCATGAAAGCCGTTCTCACCACCTGGGCAGGCTATCTCAGCGCAGCAGCCATCGCAACGTACTTCGCGGTGCTGTTGCCGCTGCGTCCACATCCTGCTCAGGGCATGACCGTAGGGAAGCTGCTGGATCACTGGAACCGGTGGGATGCGTATGTGTTCTATCTGCCCATTGTGAAGCACGGGTACACGAAGCCAATTGACGCGACCTTCTTCCCCGGCTATCCAGCAATCGTCCACGTTCTGTGGACACTTACCGGCAAGCAGCATCTCGTCGCCGATGCTCTTGCCATCAGCGCACTCGGTCTGCTGCTAGCGCTCTTTGGACTCGCCGCTCTGGCACGACAATTGAACATTCCAACGCCACTGGTGTTGCTGTTGACCCTGACAGCCTCACCGGTGGCGTTCTTTTTGGTGGCGCCATACCCTACGAGCTTGCTGCTGGCCATCTTGGTCTGGTCGCTGTATTTCGCCAGGCGCACCACGTGGACATATCACTGGTATGCTGCTGCTGGACTCGCACTCCTGGCACCGTTGGTTCACCTGACTGGGCTGGCACTCTGGCCGGCGCTGGTGGTGGAGTTCATCGTGCAGCATCGAGGGAAGATGCGCGAGCTGCTGACGATCCTCCAGGGCGCTGTCGTGCTCTTCTCCGCTCCAGTGGGACTCGGCATCTGGTGTGCGTACACGTCTGTCCGCTACCATGATCCGCTGGCGTGGCTGCACCAGGAGCAGGTGTTCGGGCATATCCACGTGTGGCCGTGGCAGACCATCTGGCTACTCTGGCAAGACTGGCAACACTACCCGAGCTTCAGCTACGGGCAGGCACGCCTGCTCATCGACGCGCTGCCACTCATGCTCTCGGCACTCCTGTTCGCCTGGGCGATCTCCTCGAGGAGCCTGCCGGCGTCGTTCTACGTGCTGTGGGCGCTGCTACTCTATGCCACCATCGCATCACCGGTGGTGGGTATGCAGATCGACGACGCGATTCTCTCCGCTGGTCGCTACCTGCTACCCGCCGTTCCCGCGACGCTGTTTCTCGCCATGAAAGCCAAGGAGCCCCGCTATCAGACGGGACTGTTGTTGTGTGTCGCCCTGTGTAGTGTGCTGCAGGTGGTGTGCCTCGGCATCTACCTCAACGGCGGCTGGATAGTATGATTATGTGAACATCGCACTGAGAGCCAAATCTGACTGATGAGCTTAGGTGCTTTCAGACAGACTATGAGGGTGATTTGACCTCATTCAACCCTGTCTTCTGACTGATAACCGTCCCGACGTCACCAGCAATGGTCGCTCCAACGGTGTCACCCTGGCTCGTGAAGTACTTCTGGACCGTTGAGGCAAGTGTGAGACCCAACGTCCCAGCCCCTACCGTGATAACGGTGTGCCAGTTGATTGTCTGCTGCTCCACCAGTGGGAGGACTGCTACTACGGCAGTCAGCAGAATACTCCAGATAACTCCCTGCAGGAACTTGAGGAAGGAGCGCTCACCCGGCGTGAGCGGAAGTTGCAGACGCGCTCGAGTAAACATAGACGTCTTGACCATGATCATTGTCTCCTAGATGGCCTTGATGGCCGCTACAAGGTTGAGTGCTGCTTGCACCTCTGGTGACACAGGTGCCGGTGCTGGTGGCGTGCTGGCAGCCTTCTGCGCGGCTTCATAGAGGCCGTAGAGCTTCATCCACTCCTGGGCGAGTCCAGCACCAGCGAACCGCTTGAACTCAGCGCTAGGCGGATCGGCCACAAAGAGCGTCCCATTCGAGAGACCGAGGAAAGCGGTATTGTTTGGGAGCGCTACGCTGTTTGAGAGGCCGTCGACGCCGAGATCGCCGTTGGCCTTCATCGCTGCTAGAAAGCCAGGCGTACAGACGTGCCCTTCTGCGTCTTTCCCGCTCCCATCTGTTTCGGTGCTCCATGCCATTGCTAGTGACCTCCCTACGAACGCAACGCCCGCGCACGGGCGTGCAGCGGCGGCGACCGCATCAGGATAGAATTGCAGCACGTTGGCCGCGTTGAAATTGTTGGCGTTATTGTTGCCACCGGCGAAGTTATCACCATCAGCATCCCACCACCCAGGCGGCAAGATCTTCGTGGTCAGCTTCGAGGCGCCCCCGGTGTTACGCCCCAGGAAGCCGGTGAAGTGGTACTGGAGATTCACCGCGTTCTCGCCCTGGCCAGAGATGACATCGACGAGTGCCTGACCATTGGCGAACTCGAGGACGAAGGGATTGCCGTGAGTGATCTGCGTGAGTGCCCACGGCTCCCAGTCGGTCCAGGGCTCCGCATACTGCCGGAAGGCGGCGACCTTCAGCCCGAGCTTGATGCCAGTGGACTGCACGCCACCGATCGTCATCGCACCGCTCGCATCACACCAGCCATTCGCTCGAGCGAGTTGATAGACTTGCGCGGTGCTGAAGGTCTTATCGAGTACGCTGGTGGCACAGGCGGCGAGCGCTTGCAGGCCACAGGCACCCATCACGCGACCGACTCCTGGCACCAGCGCGAACTCGGTTTGCCGGTAGAGCGGAGCGGCGCACAGGATCTCGCTCATTGTCCGCTACTCCTCGTTCCGGATTGGCTGCTGCACCACCACCTCGAAGCTGCCGTTCGCGTGCTGGATCAACTCGCTGCTGGCCGGCTCTGGCGCTGGCTCCGCTTCCTCTACCGGCTCCGCTACTGGTTCGGGTACAGGCTCCAGCGCGGCGTCAGCCTCGGTCACTGCTGTCTCTTCCTCGGGTGTTAGTTGGGTCTCTTCTTCGTTAGGCATGATTAGTTGCACTCACTTTCTTTGCTGTGGGTTTGCGTGTCGTAGTTGCCAGGGTTGGTAGGACTGCTGGGGAGGTTGTGACGGGGGGCGCTGGGATTGCTGGGGAGGTCATCAACTGCTCGAGCATCCTGGCTATGCGGAGGATTTCCCTATCCTGCTTATCGAGGTGTTCGGCCATCTGTTCGGCGTCATGCAGCGTATTCATCGTAGCATGAAACGACTCGTCAGCCTGGATCTCCCCATGTCGCCCTTGGACACCCTGGCCAACCATGATGATCGGCAGCAACACCAGTTGCAGGAAGTAGCTGGAGACGGAGCCAAAGATGGCCGCCAGCACGAGCTGCTGGGTCAGTACAAAGACGATCGAGCCGACACCGATCCCCGCGAAGACATAGGCACAGACCATCGAGCCGACATGCTGGGAGACATAGACGGCGATCTCGTCATTCAGTCCTAGCCGCTCGGCTCGATGCACGTGGTTCGCGTTCCGTACGACGTGTGGCCGTGGAGCATGCACATGCAGCGTCGTCGGCAGAGGCGCCTCTAGGGGCGCTGTGGTGCGTTTGGTGGGCATACAGGAACTACCTTTCTGCTGTCGTTATTTTTGCCGCCGCCGCTTTACTGGTGCTGCTACGCGCACGCCTCGGGGTGCTTCGCTCGGCGGCACGCGCTTCGAGTTCGGCCACCCGGATACGCAGTTGCTCGTTCTCCCGGCGCAGTTGGTCTATCTGGTCCATCGCTTGCCGCAGAATCACCGCGAAGCCGTTCAGCCCTGGACGCCTCCCGTCGTTCCCATGCGGGCTACTCACCAGGGGCTGCAGACGTTTCCGTACCTGTTGATAGGCGCCAAGGCCCCCGGCCGCAAGCGACACGACCGCGACGGCGAGTTGGAGCCACGTGTTCATTTGTCTGGCTCCGTGCTTCTGGCGGTGTCTTGGACCACCTGGGTAAACTGCCTAACCAACTGCTGCTCTGCTACCGCCGCCGCGACTTCCTGTGGCGTCGCCAACGTCTCTGGGAGCGGCACCAGGCGGTTCCCAATGAAGAGAAAATGGACCACCACTAGCCAGAGCCAGAGCACCGCACCGGCATAGGTGCCCGCCTCCCGTGCCAGGAGTAGCGTCACGACTGCCCACGCACAGGCCCACATCGCGGTCCCAACGGTCGTGAAGACCCACACCGCCCAGCGGTCGGTGAAGATCGCGGCGATCTGGGAGACGCACACGATGAGGACCGAGAGACCCCAGAGTAGATGTGGCAGCCGACCATCGACGATCGCGATACCCGTGACACCAACATGCACTTGCTGCATCGGCAGCAGGAACGCCAGCGCGGCGACCCCGTAGAGTACAGTGTTGTCTATGAGGTAGATTCTCGTGGCGGTGCTCATCTTCGGCATATGCACGCCCCCGACCGCAGGCACCCAGAGCGCCCGCACGGCGAGTCGTAGATAGTCCCATGCCGCCCGTGCGCCATGACGTTCAGGTTCCTGAACGGGCATCAGTTCACCCCCTTCCCGCTGTTTAATGCTTGCTGGAGCGTCTGCTGGACATGCTTGTGTGTCTGCAGCGCGCGTATCCGTTTGACCATCGTCGCCCGGTGCGCGGAGTTGCGCTCATGCTCGATCTCGTCCGCCTCTGGCAACTCCGTGTTCAGGCACTCGATCATCCCACAGGTCGGACAGTCGATCGAGAGACTGTAGTCTTCTGGCCGAACCTCTGGACGCGGCTGGGCGATGCGGAGATGCTCGGCGATCGCAAGACCGCGTCTGGTGGTATCGCAGCCATCGCAGTGGTGATCGAACGTGCCCGCCTCCAGGTCCACTGCCAGCAGCGTATTGCCGACCGTGAGGTAGTGCCTCGTGACCTCGGTCGTGCCGATTGCCGGCGCCGTCCAGCCGAAGAAGAAGCCGGCGGTGCCGAGGCTGGAGGCGGCGACACTGTTGGCATTCGTCGTCACCCCACTGGTGAGCGTGATGCTGGTCGGCGCGGAGGCGAGCATCATACGGTAGTTGAAGAATTGGCCGAAGCTGGCGCCAGCACTCGCGCAGTACGCCTGGAACCCGCAGTTGCCGAATTCGGGACTTCCTAGCGCCTGGACCGGCGCCGTAGTTGAGCCATTCATCGTCTTCTGGTAGGCTTTCGCCTCCAAGCGGGCAATCCTCGTCTGGGCGTAGTCATACCAGTTATCGCACTGCAGGGTCAGGCTCTGATTGCCGGAACTGTCCTCCGCATACTCGGTGTTCAGGATGTAAAACAGGTTCGTGCCGGCGGTGGGTAGTGTGGCAATCGCCTGCTGACGTTGGGCCAACTCAGGCACATCGATGCAGTTATCCGCCTGCGGCGCCCAGAGCGGGATGCTCGCCCCACTGGCATTCCGGACGTTCCGGAGCACCATCTGTGTCTTGTTGGTGACGTTCTGCATGATGCCTAACTGCGTCGCCTCGATCGACGAGGCCTGCGTCGCACCAATCGTCGACGTGCCGCTGAAGTCTTGTAAATACTTCCGGTAACGGAAGGGTGCGTTGCCTTGCGTCAGTGTGGCTGTGAGCCGAGAGTCTGTCGAGGTCACCGAGCCATAGTTGTTGTTGTTCGTGGCGTCGGTGTAGTAGATTTGCATCGAGTTATAGGCTCGGTCTGCCGCCGGTGTAATGCGCCAACTGAACACGTCGTGGCTGCTGATGTATGCCTGATAATTGACCACGGTGGAGTTCCGCAGGTGGATGAAGATCTGCCCAAGCGGGAACCCGGTCCCGTCCACCTGCGTCGCATGCCCCCACACGCCCCACTGGTAGTCGCCGCTCTCCAAGCAGAGGTCATTGAAGATGTCCTCCATGCTGTACCCCATATAACTCACCGTGAGCGAAGCAGCGGGGTTATCGGGGAAGACCTGTGATTGGTCGGTCGAGAGTGGCATCCAGGCGTTGCGGTGGTTGGCGATCATCTCCGCCACCGCGATCTGCTGCGCGGTCTGGGTGACGTAGTTGATGTTACGGGGGTCGTCCCGCAGGCAGTTGCCGACACCAAGTGCTTGCAGATTCCAGTATTCGCCGTTCGCGTCACCCGAGAGCTCTGGCTGCGTGAGCTCGCCCAAGAACACGGCGGTAGACTGACCATTCGGTGAGAACGCGACAGGCGCGATGACGGCCACCCGCGAGAACAGGGCCAGCTCTGGACGTGGTATCCGTGAGGAGACGGCATTCAGCTTGCAGGTGAGCTGCCCGAAGCCGCCTGGCGCCACCGTGGTGAACTTCAGCGACTCCACGAACTTGCTGTAATCCACCACCGCCGATTGATAGTATCCCTGCCCCGGCGCCGTATAGCACCAGACGGATAAGCCGCTTTTCAGTGCCATCAAATCACCTCGGATAGAGATACAACGGAGAGTAGACGATGTCGCAGGCAACCGGCATGACGGTCGCAGCATCGTCGGTGACGTGGAGTAGGTACTGATTCACGCCCATTTGGAGCGATGTGTCGACCGTCGGGTCTACCTGCGGCACCGTGTCGGCGTTTGACGTTACCACCAACTGCACGTTGTTGAGGAAGACGATTGGCACCGTGCCCTTCGGGTTGGCGATGGCGTGCGCGGCATCGGCGAGCGGCGCCGCCTCCAGACTGTAGGTCGTGGTCGGCGTGACACCATCCCAGTACAGATAGACCCACTGGGTGGTCACGGCGTTACTGTTATTCGCCGAGTTCTGAATCCTCGCCTGGAACAACTCCCCATCCACTGGCAGGAGCATCACCGTATTGACCGTGAGTCCTGAGCCGCCGGTGGTGGCACCACTACCGGTGGAGACGTAGGCGGAGACCTGCGTCGGGTCACTGATCGCGCCAGTCGGGGAGATCGGCAGCTGCACCTGCCCCAGATCACAATTGGTCCAGACATTCTGCGTGGTGAGCGGGAACATTTGTGGGCCTAAGCTCGAGCCAGGCGTCAGCGTGGCGTTGCCAGCGCCGGTCACACTGAAGCCGCCTTCAATCATGAACACCTGGGTCTGGATGAAGACGTTGTTCGACGGTGCCGCATTACTGCTCTGTGCACGTGCCAGGAAGTGGTAGACGCCGCTCTCATTGTCGGTACTGCCATAGAAGACACCAGGGTTAGCGGCCAGATGATACCCGCCATAGGCGGCGTTATCGATCGTGCAGGAGCCACCGGTCGACGGGTTCACCAGTCGCATCGAGCTGGTGGAGATGGCGCGGCGTCCTAGATAGGCGAACATGGTGTGGCCAGTCGCGAGGGATGCCACATAGGTCCCCATTTGCACGATCGCCGTCGCTGGCATATCACCGAGCAGTCCACTGGTGATGAGCATCCCTGGACTCTGCGGGAACCGCAATTCCTGGTACGGCATCGTCAGCGCACTGGTGACGGTAGCGTCCCAGCACAAGCAGTTATCTAGCCATACCGTGCCGTTGGCCGAACCCGCGCCCGTATCCGAGATCACCACGTTGATCGCCGCATACGCGCACGCGGTTCCAGTGGTCACACTTCCCGACAGCGCGACCCAGTTGGGTTGATTGCCGGTCAGTGTGGCGATCGTGTCGGTGCGCTGGAGCACCCCACTGGGATTGTACTCAAGCAGTTGCAGCACAATCGTCGCCGTGGCTGATAACCCGAAACTCTTGGCCCAGATTGAGAGGTAGAGCACATCGCTGATCGCGGAGACCGGCATCGCGGTGGTACCCACCGGAGACACGCCACCCACCCAGGACTTGACCGTCATATTCGGTGTCCCTGCCGGCGGGAAGTCGACCCGAAACGCACCAGAGCTGGAGACCGGTCCGACCGGGTAGGTGTTCGCCCCCCCGTTGCCGCTCATGCCGTTCTGCATGACTGAGCCGTCCCAGGCCATCGACGTGACGCCGGTCCCGCCATCGGCGCGTACCCAGCCCCCTGGCCCGAACAAGAAGATACGGTGGACTGCCGTGAAGGCGCCACCTATAGCCAGTGCCGCTCCGGCAGCGGCGATCTGCGGCTGCCCGACGATCGCCGTCACCCCATTCTGCGTTGAGCCGGCACTGGTGGCGACTGCGGTACCGATCGCGCCGGCGGAGTCGTTGGAGAGCGTGACCGTGGCATACACCAACTGGCCACTGATCTGCGGGAACTGCGAGACCTGTATCCAGTAGAAGTTGGTGTTGGTCAGGGTCGCCGTCTGGGACTGGATCGTGGTCGTGACTGAGGCAATCGTCTGCTGCAACACCAGCGTCGAGCCATTGATGACGACGGCTAGATAGTTATTCGCATCGGTGAAGTGCAGGTAGAACGTCGCCGTGAGTAGCGTCACCCACTTGAAGCGCAACTGCCACAGGTTGTACGCCGACCATGCTGGTGAGCCAAAGGCGACCCGACCACCGCTCGGGATCGTCATGACGTTACTAGCCACTGTCGGGGCGCTGCCCGCCTGTACCGCGTAGGCATTGACGTTGGCAAACGTATCGTTGAACGCCTGCACCGCCGCACCGCTAGGCGCCTCGAAGCCGGGATTGAAGACGAGGTTCTGCAGGTTCTGCCGATCGCCACGGAAGCCAGGGGCGCACTCGAAGTCAATCTGGATGCTCGGGATAGCCAGCGCCAGCAGCGCCTGTGGATCGCTCGGGATGTTGTGCTTGACGGCGACCACATCGGCGTAGGTCGCGTTCTTGCTGCCGGCAAAGGCAATCCGGAGCGAGTACGGCGGGTTCTCGATCGCGTTCAGCAGCGCATGCACGCTATTCAGGACGGCTGGAGTGGTGCTGTTCTTGAGCCGGAGCGAGACCTGCACATGCCTGTTCTTGTACTGGACGCGGTAGATCGCCTCCCCTGGCGTTCGTGGGTTGAAGCTCCGGACATACACCTTCTCGGGCTGTGGCAGTCTCAGGCTGTTATGCTCGATCCAGAAGGTGGCGAAGTCGTTCAGGTCCAGCAGGAAGTTGTACGAGTCATTCAGGCTGTTGTAGGTCAGCACCTGTAGCGTCGAGGTGGTCGCGCTATAGGCATAGCAACCGATGTCGTAGCCATACTGCGCCGGCCACGCGACTCCGGTGATATCACTGGCTGGGGCGGCGACAGAGGTGCCGGCGCCGATGCAGGGTGAGCCGGCCGCCAGTCGATAGTTGCCGGTACCGTTCTGCTGATAGTTGACCAGCCGGGGATCGCTGGTAATCAGGTTCGTGATCGTGTCGGCGGCACCGTTCAGGGTGACTGGGCCGCTGAGATTGGCGAAGGAGCAGTTGTCGGTCAGCGTGTTCGTATTGGCGTTGGTGTAGGTGCGAATGCCCCAGCCGATCCCGTTGAAGCCCCCGTTCGCGCCGTTGAAGGCGCAGATGTTATTGTTGAGGACGCTATTCTGACTAGTGATCGTGTCGGAGCCGATGATGATGCCGTTCTCTTCATTGCCGACGACCGTGTTATTGGCGATGATGCCGTTGGTGAAGTTATGCCAGCCCTGGATGCCGTTGCCGCTATAGGTGCCGACCACGAGATTGCCCTTGGCCACGGCGCCGAAACTGGCCAGATAGATGCCATGCCATTGATTGCCGCCGAGCTTCGAGCCGCAGCGGAGCACGGTGCAATTCGTGACCACCAGCCCAAACGGATTGATGCCATCGCCGAGACCGCCGTTGTCGATCGCGCCGCCGCTGGTGTTCGCTGGTGTGTTATTGGCAATATCGTGCAGGTAACAGCCGTTGATCGTGACGGAGGGCGTCGAGATCTCAATACCCAACAGCAGCGTCTGCGTCGGCGTACCATCAGTGACCTCGAAGCCAGTGAAGACAATCGGGCAGTAGCCACTCGACGTGTTACCACTGGCGCCACCACTGGAGAAGAAGACGCCGGCGCCACTGACGGGATTGCAGACGAGCTTGGGCATCGTGCCGGCAGTGAGCGGCTGAATCGTGAGTGCGCCATTGCCGCTGGAGGCCGCTGCTGGTGTAAACAAGACCTGCGCATTCTCGGCATAGCTGCCGGCGGCGACGTTGATGACCACGCCCCCCTGACTGCCGGCGGCGAGTGCGCTCCAGACAGAGGCGGCATGCCCCAGCGTGGCGAAGGCGGCGCCGAGAGACAGGCCGTTATTGGAGTCAGAGCCGGTGGTCGAGACATAGTAGGTGTTGGCCATCAGTTAGTGACCTCCGAAGATAAAGCGTCCGCCAGGCGCGGCACCGATGAGCGCCCCTTGCCGATCCAGATTTGCCAGGGCCCGCTCGATCATCATCTGCATCTCCATCTGGGTGGCACCATAGATCGTGGTGTTGCTGGTGCTGCCGCCATAGTGGCTGGTCGGTCCGTAGGTCGTATTGGAGACGCCACCACCCAGCGCTGCCCCTCCGCTATGGAATGGGTTACCGATCACCATCGCCGCCTGCTGTGCCGCACGGGAGAGGCCGGGAATGCCGCGCTGGATACCTTCGGCGAACATGTTCATCATGTGGACCATCCACTGATCATCGCCGACCAGCGGCCCCTCAGTTGGCCCCGAGTGGCCAAGAACGCTCTGTATCAGGCCCCCGACCTTGTTCTTCAGCAGGTTGCCAAAGTCGCCTAGCTTCGACTCGATGCCCTGCATGAGCATCTGGATGAAGTCCGCGCCCCACTGCCTGAACTGGGCACCGAGATCCTTCCCCCAGCTCGTGACCGTCGCGGCGATCTTGTTCAGCGCGGCATTGATACTTGCGACGGCGGAGATAAAGGTCGCCACCAGCCCGGCCAGCGCGGCGATGACTAGGAAGATGTCGCCGACAAAGCCCTCGAGGCCTCGCCGCTGCGTCGGCGACAGCGAGTCCCAGAATTGCTTCAGCGACTGCCCAACCATGCTCAGTCCCTCCATCATCGTCGGCAGCGCATCCTGGGCGAGTTTCAAGACTTCCCCGGCGAACTTGCCCACCTCCTCGCCAATCTGACGGATCTCCGCCTGCACCTTCGCGGACTGGAGCCAGTCGCCAAACTGCTTCAGCTTCTCGTAGAGGTCTTGTACTACCTTGCCGGCGCCACCAGCCCCCGCGCCGCCGAAGAAGCCCTCCACAAACGTGGTGAGCGACGACACACCACCGCCGAGAATGTTCCCGATGACGCCAGTGAGTCCACCCAGGCTCATGCCCTTGCCGCCGGTGCCCGCCGCTTGCGCCTCCCCAAGCGTCTTATTGACCATGATGAGGATGTTCTGCAGCCCTCCGAAGAGCGAGCCCTTCTCGACCGCGCCCGTCTGTGGATCGATGCCACCCGCAGTCTGCAGCCAGTTCTGGACATAGTCCTGGAAGCTAGACCACGCGCCCCAGAACGTCTTCGTCTCCTGCGCTTGCGCCGCCCCAGCCAGTCCACGCCCCCGTGCGAACGCCATAATCGCCGGGAGCAGCGTCGCCATGTCCTTGATCTTGACCTGCCCACCGGCGCTGACCTTCGCATCCAGGCCGTACGGAACCAGTTGGGCCGGTGAGATCCCCAGGTCAGTCCGCAACATGCGGGTAAGGCCGAAGCCCGCCGACCGAATTGCCATCGCGGCCTGCTCCAGCGTGACGCCCTGGCCGCCGTAGGCAGCGGTGCCGAGTGTCGAGGCGATGTCCGCCAGGTAGGGCAGGAACTGCTCGATCTGCGCGGGGTTGTAACCCGCCGTGCCGAGGGTAGAGATGGCAGACCGCAGATCCATCGCGGTGAACGGCAGCTTGGGCGACTCGGCATAGGCCCACCGTGCCAGGCTCTGAGACGCTTCCAGGCCACCACCCTTGACCGTGGCAAAGAGGTATTGCCAGCTATTCACCGTCTTTTGGGTCTGCTGGTCGAGTTGGAACATCTGTTGGATCAGGTTCTCGATCCAGGAGGTGACGGCATTGATAATCGTCATCGCGCCCATGACGGCGATGAGCATGCCGAGCGTGGCCAAGAGTGGGGTAATACTGCCCATGAGACTGTCAACAGCCCCGGTGAGCATATCGACCGCATCACCCAGGGTCATTACCTCGAAGGAGGCGGCATCGGCAGAGGCGCCGGTCTGCGCCACGCCTGCTGAGGCGGTACCGGACGATGCGGCGAGATTGTCCATCGAGGCAGCGAGCACATCCACCTCGGCGGCAAGCTGATCGATCACGGAGGCCAGCGCTTGCATCGAGGTGGCGATGTCATCGGAGGCGGAACTGGCCGAGACGGCCATGTCACCGAAGGAGGCACTAGCATCGGCAACCGCCGCTACCAGAGGCGCGGAATCGCCTGCTATTGTTATGAGGACGTCTTCTGCCCCTGCCATCGTCTACCGCCTCACTACCACCACATCAGCCACTACGTCAACCTGTCCCGTGCGCTTCCGCATGCGCCTGTCGTAGCCGCTCGAACTCTTCCTCGACGCGCCGCTTCTCCGCCGCTTGCCGCTGCCGGTCTGCCGCCTGGATCAACCGCACCCACTTCGCGCAGAACAGTTTCCAGCTCCAGCGCATGATCGCCTCGTGATGCTCCCGGAAGTAGTTCGACATCGCCTCGATAATGAGGAGAAAATCCAAATCTTCCGACTCCTCAGCACCATCAGTAGCACCGGCTACGCTGCCGGGTCGGGCTCGTTCGAGCTGCTCGGCGACGGGGTCTCGCCCGATGACGGCTCGGTCGGCTCCGCTGTCTGCCCCTGGCTCTGATCCTGGCTGCTCGAGGAAGCCGTATTTGTACCCGGCCCGCTGAACCTCGAGGTAAGGCGTGTAAAAAAAATCTGCAGGATCGCCATCTGATTGGCCGGCGAGATAAGCGTGGCAATCTCGGCGTCGGACATCTCCGAATAGGTGTGCCGGAAGATCTCGCCCACGATGTGGGTCAGATCGTCAGAAAGCATCTGCAGGAGCTGCCCTTGCAGTTCAAACGAGTTCTTGCCCGTGTCCGCCTCTTTGATCGCCGCCTGTTTCTGCATAAGCTGGAAGGCGAGCAGGCCCGTCGTCACTGGGATGTCATCTTTGAGGTGGAAGGCCTTGACCGAGCCATCAGGCAGCTTGAGGTTGAGCGTGACGGTATCGACGACGAGCGCGTCGATGTTGAGTATCTGTGGCATGTGCGCCACCTTTCTAGAAGAGACAACTACGAGAGACTAATAGGCCGAGGACTGGCTGTTGTTCAGCGTGAACGTGATTGGCGTTGGGAACGCTGGCGTCTTGTAGGCGCTGAACAATAGCGTCTGGTAGAGCGGCTTCGCATCGAGCTTCGGTGGGTCCAACTTGGCGCCGGTGTAGCCAACGTAGGGCAGACTCACGGCCAGGCTGTTCACACCATCACTGGTCCAGGTGGTGGTGAACGCGCCGTAGCCGACGAGGTAGCTATCCGTCGCGCCGGTGGTCGCCGAGGCACTGCCGAAGAATGTGTTCAGGTACTGCGCATAGGACTCGAAGATGACCTGGATCTGACCATCGATCTCGAAGTCACCAGGGATGAAGTACGGCGCGTAGACAAGCTCACTCTGCATGTCTTCCGGCTTGGTGCTGTTCTTCAGTGTCAACTTGAGGCTGCGTATTCCGGCGGCATTGCCCGAGGTCGAGCCATCAATGGACCAGGACGAGCCGCCGTGGAAGTGGACTAGTGGACCACCGGCCACACCGACGAGGTTGGTGCCTTCCTGGCTAATCGTGGTGAAGGTCGCCTGGATCGCGCTCTGACTGCCGACCCAGGTATGCTCTAGCTTGAGCGGCTTGCCCATGTCTGAGCTGAGTGTCAGTCCGGTGCAGACACAGTTACTGATACGGAAGACTTTGCCGAACGTCGAGTTGCCGAACGCCACTTCCCAGGCGTAGGCGTCATACGTCGTCTGCTGGCGGGTCATCACGTGCACGCTGGCATTGTTCACCACATCCGAGGTGCTGTGCGCGTTCTGGAAGGTACCGCTTTGGAGCGTATACGTGAATGGCCCGGCGCCGGTCTTCGAGGCCAGGTTGACGTTGGCCACCTCATAGGCGGCGCTGGCATAGCCTGGCGTGAAGTTGAAGAACGCATTGCCCACCGTACCGATCGCACCGTTCACATTGAAGGTATTCGCGCCCACCGTGATCGGCGCTGACAGCGTCGTCGCCTGTGTCGGCGCCGTGAAGGCATCCGAGCCGGTGCCGAGCAGCGCTTGCAGGATGAAGCCCACGCCGATCGGACGGATGTACTCAACGACCTTCAGTTCCCACATCTGCTCGGTCTTGTACATCAGCGCGACGAACGGACTGGTGTCCCCTTCGCGCTCTTTCTGGACCTTCGTGTTCGGCTCCGCGTCGGAGCCATCAAGCCAGCGTGAGAAGAAGGTCGGCGCAACCGCAGTACCCCACACGCTTTGCTTGGCAAATCCCATGTAAAAAAGATTTTCGCGTATGCTGTTTACGCCACCTGTTGTCGCTGGCATGATCTACCACCTCACCATCCACCACCACCACCACACATCATCTATCGCCACGAGCGCTCTAACGCCCCCTACGGGAACAGCGCCCCTTCATCCACATACACCGTGATTGGCATCTGCACCCCGACTAGGATCTTCCCGATAGGCGGCGGCTTGTACACGATGGAATAGTCTGCCGCCTCCACCCCGTGCGGTCCGGAGAGGTTGCCGTCTAAGGTCTGATTCCGCTCGAAGATCAGCCACAAGCACTCGACCACCCGCAGCAACTGCTCCTGCACCACTTCCTCGGACTCATGCACCAGCCAGCACTCGACCATGATCTTGTGCGCCCAGCTGCCCCATTGCGGCGCTGCGTCGGCGTATTCGTGCCCGCTCATCGAGTAGACCATGATCGCTGGGTAGGACGGCACTAGCAGGTGCTGATGGCGCAGGAACAGCCAGGAGCCCTGCGGCTGCGGGCAGACCCCCGTCACCGCCGGCGAACCAAACGTGATCGTGATGCCGGCGCTATCGGCGATCGGCCAGATCTCACTGATGACGCTGGTCAGATTCGCCGAGATCGTCGCCACTACACTACTCACAGCACCTGACGGACCCGGAACGACAACTGGCATGTGCTGCTACCCTATCCCTGACTCGGCGGCAAGCATCCGTATATAATCAGCGAGCCGGCGCACGATGAGCGAGCGCCGTGCCCAGGAGAGCCCGATGATGCGCCGCATCGGCATCTTCTTCGTCCCCGTCTGGTGATACCCCGCGTAGGGCACCGCTGTTCCCACGGTCACACTCGCCGGCGTCACCTCTTTGATGGCCCCGCTATTGTCGCCTGAGAGGCTATTCGCTAGCGCACCAGTGCGGTACAGGATAGGACCAGCGCCGTAGCCTTTGCGCACCCGATCGGCAATCGTCGACGGTGCGAGCGGCGCCCAGCCACCACCAAAGAGCGCGCCTTCGGTCGCCATGTTCAGCGTGAAGTCAGCCTGCAGATCGTCGGCGATCTCTGTGAACGGCACCGAGAGATCCTTGACGTCCGCTCCGTAGGTGGCAAACTTCTGCTGGACCGTCGCAATGCCGGAGACATCAAAGGTGATCTGGATCATCGGTTACTTCTGCCCTCTCGCCATGCCGATGTGCTTCCACGGGTCGGTGAGCACAGATCGCGGCTGCTTCATGCGTTTGCGCCTATGCAGCGTCGCCTTCTTTGGTGCCTTCGCCTTCTTTGTCTTTGCCCAGGTCATCGCTCGCTCCTGTTCGAAGTGTTCACATCAGACCATCACGGTTGATGCGGGTCTGTCCGATACTGAAGATCGGCTCCTGCCCGTTCTGATCGAGTGTGCTGGGACTGTAGACATTGAGCGCCGATCTCGGGTAGACGGCATGCTCAGGCTGGGGTTGCGCATCCCCGAACGGTGCGGCCCACTGCTCCTCACCATCGAGTATCCCCACCAGGCAGGACTCGGCATAGTCGCGTTGCTCTTGCCCCCAGGTCGTGGCATCCGGCTCGTTCGCCCCAAAGACACGCATGATCGCTTCAGCGGCGGCGAGCTTCCGATTGATCTTGTTCAGCGTGCCCAAAATGGCGAGATTCGTCCCGGTGTAGGGCATGACGTAGGCGAGCTCCAGCGCGTTCTGCAACTCGATTGCCGTGTCGGTGATCATCTGCGCCACGAAGTTCTTGCTGTTCGCCGAGCTAGGCATGTTGGCGACGTCCATGAACTCCTGCTGCACATCGGCGATCGTGCAGTAGCCGTAATAGGTATTCGTCGCCGTGATCCACGAGTACGGCTTTTGTGTCACACCGGCATCAACGATTGCTGGCGGTAATGCTGGCATGCTTCACACTCCTACTCGGTGTCGTCTTCTTCACGGTTTTCGTACTCTTCGCTGTCTTCGCTGGCTTGGCCTTCTGTGGCGTCTGTGGGGTCGCTGGCCTAGTAGAGGTGCTAGGAGGCTGACGACTGGCCACAGACGCTTCTTTTGCCACTACAGCGCGTTTGGCGGGTATTCTCGTAGGAACTCTAGAGGGTGCTTTTGGGAAACTGCTCTTCAGCAGCCTCCGACTCCCCGCTGGTCCGCGCCTCTTCCATCGCCGCATCCCGCGCACTCTCGTGCTCGGTCTTGGCGGCTTGCGCGGCGGCGAGCTCGGCCTTCAAGCGCTCGATCTCGGCGTCCCGCTCATCCAGGCCGCTCTGCAGCTGCTCCGGATTGAGGAATTCGGCCTCCGTCTTGAGTGTGCCGGCGCGTACCAGCGTCTTCAGCTCGTCCGGATCGCCGGGATTGCTGCCAAAAAGGGACTCCGGGACTGACGCGCCATGCGGATAGAAGATGCCGTTGTGGTGCAGTCCGCCATGCACCCGGAAGGTAGTCTTTGCCATGATTGTGTCTCCTCTGGACCGCTACGTGAAGACTTTACGCGATCGCGTTCTTGATCAGATAGCCGCACTCCTGCGAGACCAGCTTCTCGGTCTGGTTGATCGAGACTTCGTAGAAGGTCTCACGGGTCGGCTCCCACCGCCACGACCGCACCTGGAAGGAGTCTTTCCGGAACGTGATGCCAAAGGTGAGGCTGTTCAGGCTCGGGCTCGGGTTGACATACCCGATCCAGACGTTTTTGCCCCACACATAGCTTAGGTTGGTTGGCTCACCCTCAGTCGTCTGCTGGAAGGAGACCGTCGGGATCAGGACACGCATGCCCCACAGTGAGGCTTGCCCATTCACGAGGTCGCCATTGAGGAGGCTATTGATCGTGAATTTCTCAAGATCCAGGAGGCCTGGGTCGTTGTTCATCACGACGGCGACCGCAAACGGGATGACGATCACGTTCGGCAGGTAGCCGCCGGTATTGGTCAGGATCGCCTGTCGCGCGGTGTCGATCTGGCCCTTGATCGTCGAGTGCCCGCTGCCGGTCGTGTTCAACGAGGCGAAGCTGGCATTGTTCCACTGCGACGTGCCGGAGTTCGTGACGGTGTTCGACAGCGTATAGTTCGCGGTCGTGGTCACGATCGAGGCGACGCGAATCTCATAGTCCAGCATCAGCTCGTCCTGGATGCCCAGGATCTTGCTCTGCTCGAGAGACAAAGCCTGGTCGGCGTTGCTCTTCTCACGGTCGGAGACGCTTTCGGCGATCGCGTATTCGATCGTCCGGTAGGCCGCCTCGGTGAAGCCGAAGTCGCGGACTTTGGCCGCCGTCTTGTCGGCCCGCTGGGAACCCTGACCATCAGAGCGCAGCACGCGGAAGCGCTGGTTCTTGTCCCACACATAGTAGTTGTCGTTCTCATGCGCGACGGCCTTGACCGGCATCACCTGATCGGCGATCATGACGCCAGAACTGGCCCTCCACAGAAGCGACAGGTCGGATAACGGTACTGACTGGTGAACCGTTTGTACCGTTGCGTTTGGCGTTGCAACTGCTGTCATTTAGGTATTCTCCCCCACATCCACCCATCCACACGTGTCTACTGTGCCACCAGGGCTGGCACATACCAGCACCAGCCCACATCCATCCGCCAACGATTACGGGTACACGACCTTGCCGCTGGTCGGGGCCACTTCGATCGAGATCAGGTCGCCGGCCTCAACCGCCGCCTCACGGGCACGCCCCAGAACGTACTCAGTCGCGGTCGGCGCCGTGATGACCTGCCCGGAGGCGTTCGGCGCCACCGAGTCACCATACGCGATCGCCGCCCCTGCATAGGCTTTGCAGACGCCGCGTACACAGACGCGCACCGGCTGACCAGCGGTGACCGCCGGCGCATCCTGAGCGACCCCGATGCACTTCGACGCGGCGCCAGCGAGCTTGACGTCGCCGATGCCGTTGGTGCCGGTGTCTTCCATCACCACGTAGTACTGCGGGATGCCACCGCTGCTGTACACGATTGTCGAGCCATCCGACGACGTGTAGGACAATGCCGTCACGTTGCTAGAGGCAGTCTTCGTCTCGAAGATTGCGTTTTCCTCGAATGCCATGTGTGCTACTCTCCCCCACCGTTGCTGACTGACCTGCCAGCATCACCACTTACCACCACCACATCCACCCATCACCCACAATGTCTGTGTCTCTTACGTGCTAGATCACGGTCTAGTGACCGGTATAGCCAGATTCTTTGGCCGCGCGCCGATAGACCATGCCCATCTGCTCACGCGCCTGATGATCGCCCTCTTTGACCAGCACCCGCAGCTCGGCAAGGCTCACGTGGTAGTCGCGCTGGGCGATCATCTCGGCGCTATCCACCAGCTTCTGATCCTGCACGTTGCCGTTCTTGGCGTCACTGGCGCGAATCGTGCGCCGCTCTTCCATGTCGAAGCTCGTGCCCTTGCGGGACAGGTCCACAATCGCCACCTCGAGCGCCGTCTTGATGAGGCCATGTATCGCCTCGGACGTGCCCTCGGAGAGCTTGTAGCCATCAGAGAGCATGAACTTGCGGTACAGATCCCGGAACCGCTTGCTGATCGCCACCTGCTGCTCGGCCAGCGCTTTACCCGCCTCACTCTTAGCCTGCGACTCCGAGAGCTTGACGTGCAGCTTCGCGAAGCCGCGCAACTGCTCGCCGATCTTCGTCTCGTGCAACTGATAGCGGGCCTGCGCCAACTGCTCGCGGAGCTCGCGCGCCTCTTCCAGCGTCAGCGTGCCCTCAGTGGGCTCGGTGAGTCCGCTGCTCCGGCCAACGTTGGTGTTCTTGCCCGCTCCAGTGAGCGGCGCCGTAGCGCGTCCGGTGACCGCTTTGGGGCCCGTCAGATCGGCTTTCGGCAGATACTGATCGAGCGCATCCGAATCGTCATCGTCGGCGTCGAGCTCTTCGTCGATGCCGTCCAGGTTGGCGCCCTCGTCCATCATCTCGTCGTCAGACTCCGGGTCACCCATCTTCTCCGCCGCGACCGGAGCATCACTATGATCGGCGTCGCCATCATGCGAATGCTGGCCGAACTTGCCGTGACTGTGCCCTTTGACCGTCATCTGCGGGTGTGTATTGCTCTCGCCGTCCCACCCATCGTCTCCGCCGTCTTCGGCGTAGTCGCCCTCGTGCTCGTCATTCGAGTCATCGGTCGGCGTGGCCAGCTTCTTCGTGCCCTGCCGATTGGCCCGTCGGGCACCAGGATTGCCGGACGGCGCGTTACCGTCGGCCTCATCCCCATCGGGCTCGTCATCGGGTTCCGCCGCGCGTCGGCTGCCGGCCATTTTGGCCTTGGCCGCACGAGCGGTGCTGGAAAGCATCACGTCGCCGCGTTGCTCCAGCCGGTCAGCCAGGAACTGGTTCAGCGTCTCCGCCTCGCTCAGTTCCCGACCATCGAGTTTCGCACTCTTGATTCGCGTCATTGTCTCCTCCACACCTTCGCTCGCCTTGGTGGACGAGCTACTGTCCCCACCATCCCCACCACTGTATTTTTTGAGCAGGTTCTGTAAGCGTTGTACTGTCCCTGCTGGAACACCACTCATGTTCTGCCCGGAGCGTGCGCCATGAATGGCTCCGAGTGCCGCCTTCACCCCATTGATATTCAGCGCCCCACGCTGGGTATAATGTCCATCCGCGTCGAGCGGGCCCGCACCCTCATACACCGGCAGCTTCCAACTGTCTTTGTTGTCCGGTGTGCCTTTGATCAGGAAGCAACTCCTGGGCAACTTGCTCTTGTTGACGCTGCCCCACGGCTTCCTGGAGATCTCCGCCAGGCTAATGCTCGGCATGTTCTTCATGAAGGGCCGGTTCGTGAGGGTCGCGCCGACCAGGACGTTTTTGTAGTCCTTGCCGGTGATGTCGGCGTGATACTCCGGCTTGACCTCCGCCGAGACGTAGCGATAGATCTGATCCTTGATGTCAGCTAGTCCCAGCCGTGTCCAGCGCACATACGCCCACAGACCATGCGTCATCTCCGGCGAGTCACCCTTACCGATCGCGTCACCGAAGTCCAGCTTCTCGATCCAGCCTGGTGCTTTGCTGTCGCCCTCGGAGGCTTTGTGGTCGTAGTCCAGGGCGATCTCGATGCCGCGTACACCAGCGTCGAAGTTCTGCTTGATCTGCTGGAGGGTGTCTTCACTGAAGTCCAGCGTGCCCCACTGCGGGTGGTCGTAGGCGCCTTCAGGCAGGATCGGAATCCACGAGCGGTGGAAGCCATCGGTGCCTTGCTCGCCGAGTTGCAGCGCATAGGTCCGCAGATCGCTATAGGGCCAGGATCTCGGCACGTTTCTCAGTTGTGTTACCATCTTCGCCACCACCACCACTTCACACCCACCACCACAAATTAGTGCTTCGCGATCACCAGTCCAGGCTTGTCCACCACCACCGGCTTCCGCATATCGGTCTGCTGCTGCATCCGTTGATTCTCCGCCGCTTGCAGGATGCCGCGCAGCAGGTCTCGATGCGCCTCGATCTGCATCGTGTGCATCTCCTCTTCGGTGCAGATGCCCTTCAGCACCAGCATGCGGCAGGCGCTGAAGCTCTCGATACGTGGCCGCATCTGACGTGGGTCTATCGTGTCCCGCAGGTCGATGTTATAGCCCGCTAGGGCGGTGAGTATCTGCCCCACCTCAGTGGCCATCTCCTGCCACGCTGGAATAGGCTCACCAGGAGCAGCGGAGTCAGCATCGACCACGGTGACGGTCGCCATAGTCGGGTCGGTGCGCTCCACCGCGCGGAGTCGGCGAACTTTGCTGGTCATGTGACTGCTGCTCCTGGTGTGACTAGCGAGAATTACGGGTCAATTACGGTTCAATGACAGGCATCGCTGGCGTACCATCGGTCACTTCGACGCTGCTAGCCAGGTCGCCCTCTTCGGACTCTTCCACAAGATCAGGATCGGGATTGATGACTTCGTCGCTCATGACTGCGTTCTCCTTACGGGATCGTGTAGCTTTTCATTTCTCGGCCGCTTCGGCTTCGGCAAATTGGAGCCGCGCGGCCGTATCGTGATTGCCCCTTGCGGCGCGCTCTGATGGACGCTACCGACGGTGGCGTTCGGGCTCGGTGTGCTCGTCATCGCTAGACCTCCTTCAGCCACGGCATCTTCTCGACGTTGAATTGATAGAGCGGTGACTTGCGGAACTCGCTCACGCTCATACCACACTCTTTGAGCCATGCCCGCATATCTACAGGATTTGTCGGCAAATCTACGTCCCAGGTGTGCTTCGCCCAATCGGCATTCATCGGATCGGCGTCGATATTGAATGGTTTCTTCATGTCGAACCTCTCCCTATTTGAAATATGCGTGATAGTGGACATGACTGATACCACCCAACACCACCATCTCTGCTTCGCTCTTGCATCCAAAGCCAGTCATTGCTGTAGACAAGATGCGCCCAACGGGAACATCGGCAGACATCGTCAGTGCGTAGTTCCCACCGCCTGAAAAGGCACCCGTGAACATGATTCCGGCTATACCAGAACTAAACGAGAACGATGACAATGGATGCAAACCCACATCCGTCTCGCCTTCAGCCCTTCCAGAGCCCCAATGGATGCCAGCCGGAGCAGATGCCTCTGACTTGAAAGACATCCCGCGATAGAGTGTTACAGTTTCGATCCCGTTCTTTGCGAAGTAGTCTTGCGTTGCATCATATTGCGCCCGTGCAAACCCTCGGAAGGCTTCAGGATGTGTCGCATAGAGATCCTGTCCCTTTGCCAGCCGCGATCCAGACGTAGTGAGCGGTGAGTCATGCAGCCCAAATTCGTCCTTTGTTGCCAACTGCTGCGCTACCGCATAGGGGCTTTGACTGCCTTGCGCCCAACTGCGTACCAACGTACTCGCCATCTGCTCTGGTGTCTTGCCTTGCTCGTCTGCCATCGCTTGGAAGTCTTTATTGTCACTCATGCGGTTAGCTAAGTCTTTGGCGATACGCGCCTTGGACTGCGAGGCTCGCTCTTGCTTGTTGCCAGCGTCGAACGTCTGCTTAAGTTCGTCATAACTCGGTGATCCACCAGTACCCACAGAACGGAATGACGCTCCCTGATGCCGTGGGTTAGCTTCGCGTTTACCACCCGCACCGCGTCTCGTTCGTCCTTGCCCACGTGCTACCGTGGTCTTGGCACCGCTCCCATACGTGAACCTTCCCTTACCATCGTGGTTCGGGTTGTAGAGCTTGATCGTCGGCTGCTCCAGTTCACTGCCACGGAAGTCTTGCGACAGCTTCGCCTCCGCTTTCAGCTCGTCGTAGTGTTCCTGCACCCAGGCGGTCCACGCCTCCAGCTCCTGATGCTGATCAGGCAGATGCGGATCGGGCCAGTCACGAGTCGTCAACCACTTCACCCATTCCTGATTGATCTGCGACTCGCTCGGCGGCTCCACGTAGTCGGACCACCACGGCGTAAACTCACCCCGTGCCGCCGCAGCGCCCCACTGGCGCAGCACTTCCAGTGGATCAGGCAAGAACACTGGCGGCGGAGCGAGTCGTGCTACCGCGTTGCCCCAGCGATCCCACGCTTCCTCGATCCGCTGCACGATGGCCTGCTGCTCCGGCGTCAGGGCGTCCCACGCGGGCAACGGACTCGGCAGATCCTCGGCGCCGAACATGTCCGGCATCTCGGGCAGGTTGCGTCGAACCACGTCCCAGGCGTCGGCGGAGTTGCGGAAGTCATCCAGCGCTGCCTTCTGCTCAGCGGTCAGGGCCGCGCCCTGCTTCGGGAACGACACCGACGGCACCGACTTCGTGACGAGTTCACCAGCGCTGTCGTACCCGGTCGGCAGGAAGTCATTCCACTTCGCGGCGATTGCCTTGCCGAGCTCCGCCGCCGCAGTGCCGGTCGGGTACTCGTAGCTGAGACTGCACTTGCATGCCGCCCCGCATTCCGTCTGCCCATCGCCAGGACTCTGCGTCAACTGATTCGAGCCAGCACCCGCCCACGGAGGATCGTAGGGGCTGCCAAGCGCTAAGTCTGGGCAATCGCTACAATGATCGGTCTTCACTTCACCAAGCAGCCAGTAAAGCGTTGCATACGGACTGGCTGAATCAGAGGCACCAGCGTCACTGTAGCCATCCTGCAAACCGCTCCACACGATCTGGCCCTGCAGCACCGTGCGATTGGCTATCCCTGGCGGCAGGGGAACCGTCGAGTCGAACATCCAGGAATCGGCGTTGTCGGTCGCCTCACGTGGCGTGATCATGCTTCGGTATCGTCGTCCTCTGCTGGTGGGTTTGCTTCATCTTCGGCTGCAATCTTGTCCCAGACTTCATCCAGAATTTCGTCGTCTTCTGGATCTAACTCGATCTGCTCGGCCTTCTGGGGTTGCTCCTCGGGCATTACTTTCCTCCCTTTGCTGCTGCTTTCGCGGCTCGGTAGGCTTTCAACGTGCGGAGACTGCGGCTGCCAGGGCGTAGACTGAATGACATATCCATCTGGATGCCAAACATTTTCCACCAGTTACGACCGCCACTTGTCTTCATGAACTGACTTACGCGGCTGAATCCTTCGTATGGCGTGCCTGCGAGACCATTCCGGAAGCCGCGCGGCAAACTGGCATCGTAGCCTAATCTCGGCCAAGTGTAATAGCCGTTGAACAGACCTTCCTCACGAGCGGCAAGCGTAACAATCTTGCTGACGCCGAGCCTTTGCGCACCTTCCACCTGATTGGCAAATACTTGAGTGCCGAAACCTTTGCCAGTCTTTCCGTCAACCATGAAGTAGTCATTGTGCAAGACAATGTTATCGCCTTCTTTGTAGACTTCGCGGTCATTGTAGAAAGTGGCGTTCCTGCCCGCTTTGCCTTCGGTGTGGATCAGCAGTTTCTCACCATCCGTAGAGACGGTTACATCAGCATTCTTCGGCGCTCCGACCAGAGAGCGATAGTCATCCTCGGTGAGTGCGCGACCGAATATCTGCTGACTGGTAGCATCGGTCTCTTCAGCCGAGTGCATTGCGTCCATGTTGCTGTACGCAGTTCGCAGTGAGTTCAGAGAATCATCCATCTCCTTAGCGGCCGCGTCATACTGCGCGTCTCGATCTTCGTCAGCTATTCTGTAGCTACTAGATCCTCGACTACCACCAGCCTGAAGTATTCGGTTCGTCTCGCGAGAAAGTCGCGCGTCTGCGTTTCTGGCGCGTTCCTGTGCTTGTGTGACCCGACTACGAGCCGCTGCGATCTCGTCTGGCGTGTGCCCCTTTGTGAACGTCGACCCATAGGTGAATTTGCCATGACTGTCGTGGTTCGGGTTGTACAGCAGAATCGTGTCGGAGAGCGTCTGACTGTTCCTGACGTAGCTCTTGATCTCGTGCGCCATCTTCAGCACACTGCCGAGCGCGTAGTACGCCAGGCGCTTCTGTGTCTGCTGCTCATCGGGCGGAAGGTAGCGATGCTGTACCGTGCGATTGGAGACGGCGGGCCAGTAGTCCTTCTGCCCCTCGTGATGTCCCGCTGCATAGGCAGCACGCATGAGGCTGATGTGGCGATTGATGAACCGGGTATCCGCACCAGGCTCGCCCCGCTGCACTTCCCGCGCATACTGTCTCACCGAACGCTGCAACCGCTTCACCGTCGTCGTGTGCAGACGCTGGAAGTCGGGATCGTCTTCCGTGATCCTACGCAGATCAGGTTGCGCTCCACGTTGGGAAGCATCCACGAGCAGGAGAGCGGCACTCACTCGGCACCTCCGCTCTGCAAGCTTGGGCAGCTTCCGCCCTCAGCACGGCACACACAGTCAGCGGCACAGGTGCATTCCACCGCTGGCGTCTCCGGGGAGCAATCGCAGACCGCCGCAGCCGTCACACGCAGTTCTGCCAGTCGTGCAATGTGCCGTACACCCCGCTCGGTCGCATCGCGGCCATAGATCGCCGAGAGCGCCTCATTCAGCAGGCGTGTATCGACGCTGGCACTCTGCTCCACCAGACCCGCAGCGGTGGCACTCGAGGCTTGTGTCTTGCCATCGTCCACCTCATCGGCAGGATTCTCCGGGATGCCCTTGTTGAGCCCTGGCTTCGTCTCCTGGGCTGCACTTCCAGGTTGCCGCGCGTTCTTGTCCGGTGCGGTCGGGTTCGTGGCCACCACCACATCCTTGGGTGCTGACGGCGCTCCAACCAGTTTCCGCACGTAATCCTCGAAGCCGGGATCGTTGCTGATGAAGCTGGCCATGTTCTGGATCGCCAGCGAGACATCCTTGACATCGGTATCAGCGAGTGGCTCGAACTCCACCGTCGGATAGATCGAGACGCCATCATAGTTGTAGTCCACCAGCTCGGGGATCGCGTCGGTGTTCAGCACACTAGCGATGTAGGTCGCGACGCCTTCCTCGCACTGCATGAACGTCTTCGTCTGAACGTCGGCTAGCGCATAGCTGCCGGTCTCGTTGCTGCCGAGGTTGATGAACTGGGCAAGAACGTTCCTAGCAATCTTCAGGTCGTGGTGCATGATCGCGTTGACGATCTCCATGTTGCCACGCATATGCGGATCAGGGAACTCGATCTTCTGCCCGAACGGCAGCACCACACCCATCGAGTCCGACACCCGCATATTCTGCAACTGCTTGAGCATCGCATTCGCCGCCGCCTGGTTCAGGTCACTCGGCCCCAGACTGCCAACTGGCGCCATCGTCGCGGTACGCTCAACAGCAATCGCCTGGATCTTGTAGAAGCCATCCAGGTAGTACCAGTGCTTGTAGGCGGACCGGAGCACACTCCAGCCATCGTAGTTGTTGCCCTCTTGCCGCCAGGCGAAGCGCAAGATCCGATCAGCGTGAATGTCCTCGAACTCGACGCGCCAGTTCTTGAAGGTGCGCTGCTGAATACCCACGAGCTGGGAATCGGCGCCGACCCACCAGCGCCACAGCGTTCGCTGCAGGAGTGGCTCGAAACGAGCCCACTTGATCCAGCCATCATCATCCACTCTGAACCACTTGGCGAAGACGGAGAAGCCGAAGGGCAGCATCAGGAGGATATGCTGCAGGATCGACTGCCACTGCTGCCGAATGACCCGTCCTTCGGTCGAGGTGTAGAGCATGTCGTGGAACAGACACGACTCCACAAAGCTGGCGATCTCCTTGTCAATCGGTGCCGTCGAGGCCGGCTTGATACGCCAGGTGGTCCGTTCGATCGGCAGGTAGAGCATCTGCAGCACGGTGTTGATCTGCGCATCGTTGCGGCGCATCTTCTCATAGACGTCGATCGCATCGCGCCAATAGAAATCGGGGTTGTATTCGTCATCCTGGGCGACGATGCCGGCGAAGATCTGGTTGCCGGCGGCACCGACCGCATCCAGCGGCGGCTTGTTGGGGTCGACGCCATCCATCTTGGGGAACGGCTTGTCGCCATTGTCCAGCGCCGAGAAGCCAGCGGCAGACACGAACGGGGAAGAGCCAGGGTTACGCTTGTTCGTCATCGGCACCACAATGGGCTTGGTGGCATCGGCCAGCGCAATTGCGGTGCTGCTTTCACTATGGCCATTAGTCTTCGCGGCGGCTTCGACGACGAGACGATTCGCACTGCGATCCTTCCGTGCGGGATCGTGCCGGTAGCCTCGGTTGTTGTGCCGTCGAGCCATGAGACTGCCTCTACTTGCCCTGGATGCTGATCGTGTACACGATGCTAGTGACCGTGCCGCCGGCGACGAGCACCACCTGGAAGAGATTGCCGAACGAGACTGGCGCGGTATTCGAGCCCGAGAAGCCAGAGCCGATGCTCACGGATTGCTTGCCGGTGGCGTTGATGCTGGCGCCTTGATAGATCTGGTAATAGACGCCATCAGCGCCTTTGCGGTTGACCGTGAGCTGCAGCGTCGGCGACGTGCCCGTGATTGTCGTCACGTTCAGGTCGATCGCGAGCTCGGTCAGCGTGCCACCAGCGATGTCACTGGACGTCTGGGTGCCGGCGGCGACAAAGCTGCCGGTGAGGGTCGCTCCCGGCGAGAGGTTGATCGGTGCGCGGTTGACTGCTTGTCCCATCTCTATTGCTCCCCTTACAGCGATCTCTTCATCAGCGACACCCCACCGAACGGCCTGTCTTCCGGCTTCGCTCTCAGTTGCTCGATCACCGCCTGCGCGATCCTGACCGAGCCGCCATGTCCGAGCCCCCAGCAGGCCAACGCGAAGGCAATCACACAGTCGTCGTGCATGCCTTGCGGCGCATTCATCCGGATGACTCCCGCTGGCGTGCGTTCGTACTCGTAGCTCTCCAGCTCATTCGTGAGCGTCGTCAGGCTGGCCGGAAAATGCACTTGCTGCTGCTCCACCATCAGCACCGCATTGTCGATCAGCGCGCTTTTCGTCGCATGCGTGAGCTTGTACGGCAGCACGTTCAGGCCACCACGCTGCAAGTCGTCATAGATCGGGTCACCCAGACCAGTGGCATCCAGGATCACTTGTGCGTTGTTCCAGTCCTGCGCTAACCGGGCAATGCGCTCTTTCTGCAACGGCCAGGAGGCACGGTTGAACCGATCCATCGCGACGATGCGCTGCTCTTTCAGGTCGGCGACGATGCAGACGGTGTAGTCTTCCATCTTCGCCAGGTCCACGCCAACGACGTACTGCCTGCCCCAGTTGGCTGGTGCGTCCTCGAGTGAGCCGGCATGACACATCCGGACGTTACGAAACACGCCACCGCTATCATCCACAAACTCAGCGTCCCACTCCTGACGAAACGTCCGTTCCGAGACTTGCTCTTTCGCCAGGTGGTAGGCTCGTCGAATCTGCGGCATCGGGTTGGCCGAACTGGGAGCGGTAAAGCTCCGGATCTCGCGTTGTGCCTCATCCTGGCCGACTTGCCACATCCGCCAGAACCAGTTCCGCCCCCACGGTGTGGAGATCGGCATCAGCTTGCCGGAGCGGTCAGCCAGCGTCGGCAGTATCGCGTCATACACCGCCGTCTCCGTGACCTTCGCCGCCTCATCCACAATCGCCAGATCGAAGGCGTCCCCGCGAATACTGGCGCAATCGTCCTCACCGGTATACATGCCGATGTAGCCGCCGCCATGCCGAGGATCGACTTCGAGGCGTCGGTCATTCTCCCAGATCCTGACCGCCTCGATCGACCGCAACTCGGCGAACGCGTTCTTCAGCATCGACCAGAGCGGATAGCCGTTCTTGTAGGTCGGCACGATCCAGGCGCAGCGTCCACCCCGTGCGGCAAAGGTCGCCTCGAGCACGAGGCCCAGCGTCGACTTGCCCCAGCGTCGGCCCATGGCGAGGCAGACGGTGTCGGCGTCATTCAGCGCTTCGGCTATCCGCAATTGATCCGGCCGCAACTTCGGCAATTGCAGTGCGGGCAATGAACTCGACGGGGATGTTACCGCCATTGGGACCAGTGACCTCGTGTCTCACTTTGGGTTGACCGTAGAAATCGGGATACCGGCGTTCGAGCTTCCACGCCGCTGCTTGCCAGTTGCCATCTTCGGCGGCCCGTTCGATCAGCGCGAGCCAGCGTTGACTGGCTTTGGCTTCGGCTTTTTCTACCAGTTCCGCAAATCCCGGCTTAGTATTGATCCATTCGCACCAGGTGGTCTCAGAGATTCCGGCGGCGTGGGCAGCGAGCTTGTGGTAGCAACCAGCAGATAATGCTTGCTCAATAACCTTGAGAGTGGCTTTGGTGTACTTGCTCGGAGCTGCCATCCGTATAGAACCTTTGATCGAAAACTGCCGAAAATGAACTACCACCAATGCCGATTGGTGGAACTATGTGCAATTGTCCGCAACTCGGACAAACGTCCGCGACTTGTGAGAAGGTCGCCTTCTCACCGCCAATGTATGTCACGTAATGGACTTGTGCTAATGCTTCTTAGCACAAGTGGGTGCTGTCTCCATGCAGTACTGTCTTGTATATCAGACAGACTGCAACTGTCCACTTTTGCGTACGATTACGCATGCTTAGACGGTCCATTCGTACACAGAGTCACAGTTTTGTCACTTTTCTGTCAGCGTCTTCTTCGGGGGTGGGCCACCTTGGCTATACGATGTTGGTGGTGAGGGAGGCACGTAGCGTCTGACGGCATCGCAGAGACAACATTTCTCCCACCCATCGGCGAGTGCGCCAGGTTGCCAGAAATGATCGCAGGCAGCAGGGAGCGCGATGATTCTGCCATTCATGTCGTATTTGCTCCACTCGCCAGCCTTTGGTTTGCGATTCTTGCCTTTGCTCATGCGGCTGTTTCTCCCCATCGGCGATACTTGCCGTAGTTGACCATCCAGAAGTCGCCTGGGCTATCGACGCGACTGAAGGGCAGCATGCTTTCGACCTTGAGATCCACCAGGAGGTCGGCGAGCTGCTCCTTCCACTTCCCGAACTGCTGCTCGGCGATGAGAAATGCGGAGCACGTTTGCCGCGCAATGTGGTTCTCTGCCGGCAGGAACCAGTCACTGCGTTCGCCGACCTTCATGTCCCACAGGAGCATATACAGCCGATCCTGGGTATCACCATCGAACTCATCCACGATGCTAGCCATCTACTTACCCCCACCTTTCTAGGACGCCATCACAATCCATGCAGACCGTCCTACCGTCATCGAGAATAAAGCAGTCATGACAGATGGGGTCGTTACACTCGTCACAAGTGAACTCCGATTCTTCACCACAATAAACGCAATGCTGTGGAGGCTCCGTCTCAGGCAGTTCCTGGTCTAACACGTATTTTCTCCTCGCGCGCGTGCGCGCACGCATCCAAAAACGGTGACACTGATTACAGTTCGGGGAAATTCAGGAGTGTTACCAATCATCTAGACAGTTACACTTCCTACCAACTGATTACACTCGGCAATTCAAACGGAGTGTAATCAGTGTAACCATCGTAATCACTGTAATCATCATCATCACTGTAACCACCTTTTATAGAGAGACCATTACAGTCGATCTGGGAGACAATATTTGCCATAACTCCGGGATGCAAGGGCTTCGGCCTTCACCATTTTGCGGAGCATGTTGCGTAACGAGTTCTCCTTGGATACGTCTCCAGCAAAGCCAAGGACTTGTGCAATTTCATTCGGTCCGACTTCTGCGCCAGGGCCAGCATCCTTGATCACCTGGATGATCTCGCGCCGCTGATCAGATACCCGCGTGGTCAGCAGTGTCTTGGTGTCGTACTGCACCACCTCGTCATCCCAGACAATGCGAGGAATGGCATCCTGGGCGTCAGAGGCAAAGGAGAAGGCGAGCGCATCCCCTTGCCGGCCGATATTGGACTTTACTGGTGCCAGTACTCGTTTGGCGTCACCATCAGGATGCGCCACAAGCATCAAGCCAACTCGAGCGAGCCCCACAAAGGCAATCGAGCCACCTCCACGGTACAGGGCATTGTCCCCTCCACTCTTATTCAGGTGACGCACGACCAGGATCGCGCAATTGGTGCGCATTCCCATCGTGGCAAGTGGCATGAGCGCACTTCTTACCTCGGTATCGTTGTTGGTCTTCACGCCAGCATCCAAAACGGCGGTAATTGGATCAATGATCAGCAGCTCAATGCCTTCGCGCATGATCACCTCCTCGAGAAGCGGCACATCGCGAGGGATGGAGAGCATGCGCTCATTCATCATGCCCGTCTCGGGATCAGTGTGCGCCGTAGTGGCGATGGAGCGGATACGGTGCAGATCCGCGCCTGCCGCCTCCAGACGTGGCCTGATGGTGTCGGCAACATCATCTTCAGGCGTGAAGAGCAGGACATTGGCAGGATGGGCGTGTGGCCGTGGATCATGCGGCAGCGTTGCGCCACGGCTCACACGCGCCGCTATATCAAGCGTCAGGAAGCCTTTCCCGACGCCAGGATCACCATCAAGCATCGTCACTTTCCCACGTGCGATCCGACGATGCCACAACCAGGATACGGCTTGCGCCTCCACGTCCTCGACCAACATCCCTGCGGTCGGTTTATTCGTGGCAAGCGAGTGATTCAGTCGGCGCTGCTGCAGCAATTCCAACTTAGCCATCGCGAGCTCTGGACTGAGCATACCGGTCATCAGTTCCGCGCCGATCCCCATCTCTTGACGTTTCAGGGAATCCTCAAAGACCACACCCGCCAGCGCCAGGGCGTCATCAAAGGGACTCAGACCACTCTCCAACTCGTGGATGTAGACCTGCTTCACCAGCCCCAATTTGCCCATGCGTTTGAGTTCTTCGTCCGCCAACGCCGGAGTGATCAGTTCCTCTCGCGCAGCAATACGAGAGAACGCCTCAAAGACCACCTCGTGCCGGTGATCGAAGAAGTCCTGGCTCCTCAGCATCTCCAACACCAGCGGCACATCCTCGGGGCAGCGGAACAGCTTGCCAAGCAAGTTCCGTTCAGCCTCCGTGTTGATAGGTTCTACTGGCTTGAGAGGAACTGGCTCCCTGCGCGGTCTGGGTTTCTTCCCGCCACCAGTTTGCCCGGGGAAGCTTGCCGCCATGTTTCACGACTATTTCTAGTGCCGCTCTGGCACCGCTATTCCACGACGACGAGACTTACCATCCCCGGCTCTGCAGCCGTCGGTACTCTGCGATCCGCTCCAGATCCTGCCGGTTCAGCTCGATCTCCTGGGGATCAGGCGGCGCATCGCGAAACGCTGCCATCACGAACAGCGAGAGCGCCACGAAGAATGCCGCCAGCAGCAGACCGATCGCCATGACTGTTGTACTGTTCATGCTGTCTCCTCTTGTGTGGGTTCTACTGGCGCACTCCAGAGCACCGGCTGTGCGGACTCTCGGAGAATGCGTTGCTCTGCCATCTCGCAGTAACTGGGGTTGAGCTCGATGAGGAGGTAGTGCCGGCTGTGAGTTCTGGCCACCACACCGACGGTGCCGCTACCACCAAATGGGTCAAGCACGATGCCACCAGCAGGACAGCCAGCCAGGATACACGGCTCGACCAACGCCGGCGGGAAGGTGGCGAAGTGCGCCTCTGGGAAAGGATGGGTTGCTACTGTCCAGACTGAGCGCTTATTAGCTCCATGAGCCATCTGCTCAGAGCGGTCCATGAGATCCCATCGGTCATTAAATCCAGCATGCCTCCGACTATGCCCGCGTTGATAAGCAACGCGGGCGCCTTTCTCGCGGCCGTTTCGGTGGAATGATCCATGAGCACCAGCGCCTGTGTCCCAACCATCCGGCATCTTGGTGTAGCGACTCAGATCGCGTGCCGGCTCCCTGATTGCAGCTGCATCGTAGAAGTACCGCTCCGACTTCGAGAGCAGGAACAGATACTCATGCGCCTTCGTAGGCCGATCCTGCACGCTCTCCGGCATAGGGTTCGATTTGTGCCAGATGATGTCTGAGCGCAGATACCAGCCATCTGCCTGGAGCGCAAAGGCAATTCGCCACGGAATCCCCATCAGATCTTTTGACTTCAACCCAGGAGTGGATCTGAGGCTACCTGTGTTGTGTCCTCGGTGTGGGTGTGTCTCGATCTCAGATCGAGACACCGGTGAATACATCACGTCGGAGTCTTTACGCCCTTGAGCGCCCCAGCTACCAGCATAGGAATCTCCCAAATTCAGCCACAGGGTGCCATCGCTCCGGAGGACGCGCCGCACCTCCTCGAAGACGGCGACCATCGTATGCAGGTACTCATCGAGCGTCTTCTCCAAGCCGTACTGACCCGGCGCACCATAGTCGCGTAGGTTCCAGTAAGGGGGGCTCGTCACGACCGTCTGCACACTCTCATGCGGCAAGGACCGCAGCACACGGAGCGCATCCCCCTGGATGATCTGGTCCACCGGCAGATCACTGTTCATGCTGTCTCCTTTGCCTGTCGCTCAAATGCTCTTTTGCGCTTGTTTGGCTGGTGTGCCGGAGTCATCCGAAACCCTTGTGCCGGCCGTCTCTCCTCCCCATCCATCACATGTCCCAGTGCGATCATCTGCAGACGGGCTAGCACATCCTGGTACTCCTGCCAGTCTTCCTCAGTGGCGAAGCATTCACGACTGCCGAAGGAACCAGTCAAGACGCTCGTCCTTCGCCGTGGTCGTGGTCGTTGTGTTCTAGTCATCAGGTCGCTCCTCTCACGCCGGCGGAACGGAGCGCGCGTTCGGTCCAGTCGAATGCCTCGCCGCTGTCAATCATCTCGGGGGTGATGATCAGGAGCTTCCAGCCGATACAGGTCAGCGCGTTCAGCTTCTCGGCATCGCGCGTGAGCCCTCGTCCGCTGGTGTGTCCACCCTTCTGCCAGATTTGCCCCTGGATCTCGATCGCCAATAGGGCCTCGTAGTAGCCATAGTCGTAGCGGTAGCGGCGGCCGGGAATGAGCATCACCTGTGGTTTCGGTCGTGGGTAACCGGCCATCGCAAGCGGCAGCGCCACATGCTGGAAGTAGGCGAGCTCGTGCTTGTCTCGGTTAGCCGCCACCGTCTCCCGTCGTAGGACAGCCAGTGGATCAGGCAGCTTCCGTTTGGCAACCATCAGTGGTTCCTCCTGCTAGCGGCAACGCCAGCCTGATCCACAAGTTGGCCGAGATCCTTCATGATCTGCTCGAAGTCGTTGCCATGCTGCGCGCATATCTCGCTGAGTTCGCCGTCAGGAAGCATCAGCGGTGCGGCCATACGCCGAATCTTCTGGCGCTGGTCACTGGTGAGGATGGCCTGCTGTATATGCCTCTGCCTGGCTTCGTAGACGTTGAGCGCTTCTTCAGTCGCGGCATAGGTACCGTGGTGCTCACGAGATTTGTCGTATTGCTCTTCAGTCAGTCCGAGTCCCAACGCACGGGCCTTGAGTTCCTGCTCCAACTGTTCGATGCTTTTTGCCGGCGCCTCAGGTCTCTCGGTCTTGTGTTTTCGTATAGGCGTGGGTTCTGGTAATGCGTTCGTGCGGTTGCCTGGATAGGTCGCCTGAGCTCGTGCAATTGTGTCCTCGATCTGTTCTGGTGTCATCTCCAGCAAGCGTGTCTGAGCTTCCTCTATCACCTCAGTGATCACCGGAGCGGCGATCTGGGCCGGCGCGCTGTTATCCACCCGATCGGCCTGCATCATCTCCTCATCCGTGTAGAGTCCACTCGTCTCCGCTGGGAAGGCTTTCCGCAAGGCAAGGCTTTCGGCGACCTTGGCCAGCATCAGGTACGGCATCTTGTTCCACATCGGGCTAGACTCTTGCACGTATTCCTTCCAGCGCGCTGTCGCCGTGTAGGCGCATCTCTGACCCGCTACCCACTTGTAGACGGTCACCGTGGCCTTGTTCGGGTGTGCTGCTGTCTCAGTGTCATAGACCGCGTCATCGGTCCCTACGTGCCGCCTGGAGCGATGGGCGAGTAAGCGGTACCCATCGATGCCCGTCTGAATCGTCATCTTCCCGCTACGCATGATCGCGTAGATTTGCCGGTGCAGCGGATTGAGCCCCGTGCTTCGGCACACTTCCAGGAAGTACGCCAGCTCCTGATCGCTGACACCTTTGGCCACTGAGTTCTTGATGATCTCGATCTGCTCACCCGTGAATCCGTGGCCAGTTTCAACGGGTACGAGGCTCTGTGCTATACTCTTGTCCATAGCTATTCCCTTTCTGGGAGAAGTCTTTCTAGGCCCTTCTAGGCTTTCTCGCCTATTACTGTGGGCCATTTCATGGATTGGAGGTGCTGTCTCCAACCGAACCGAATTGCTACGATTACTCTCGACCGCCTGCTTCCTGCAAGAACTCAGGCGGTCACTTTTTGTCTGCTACTCAGTCACCGCCGTTTCTCACATGGAGTTCCCACACTGCGCTCTCAGCGGCCCACTCCCTGGAATACCCTTGCTTGACCAGCTTCTCTTCCCAGTCCTTTAGGAACTTCTCTTCTCTAGCGTCGCGCTGCTCTTCCCACAGCCCTTGCCGTGTCTTGAACCAGGAAGATTTGAACTCGAAGGTGTAGCTATTGTTTTCCTCATCCTCTTCGGTATCGCCTTGCCACGCCTTGACGTACCACCCGCCCGTCCAGGAGTTGATCTTGGCTTCAGCGTGCCACTGAGATCCCCAGGCCCACTTCGCCTCATTGTTGATCTGGGTAGCCAAGCGCTCTGCTTCTTGTCGGTCCATTGCCATGTTCATTTCTCCTATGCCGGGTCTTGCCCGTACTGCTCCCGCAACATCCGTCGCTCAATCTTGGCCAGTCGTGCCCGCTCCATGCTCGCCTCGTCTTTGCGGCGAATCCTCCGCTCTAGCTCATCGGGTGGCAGCTTGTGCTCCGGGTCGATCTGCTCCGCGTAGTGCCGGCGTTTGCCCTGCACCGCACGGTTCCCGATCTCCTGCGCGCTATATTTTGCCGCGTTCTCCAGCGTGGCAATACGGGCTCGAGAGCGCTGGGCCGCCTTCACCAGCTCCGGGCTCGGCTTGATCCGCTTCGGGTCGACTCGCCACTCCGCCTGCAAGCGCTTGATCTCCGCCCCCGTGATGCGATAATGTCCATGCTCGTCCAGAATTGCCTCAATGTCGCCGCAGCGTATCCGCAGGTAAATGTCAGATCGCTTGATGCCGAGCAGCCCCAGAGTGGCTACCTCCGTCGGTGAGAAGTCGGCGGCATCCGGAATCGGCGCATGCGGTATCCGAGGTTTTCGCATCGCTCACGCTCCTTCCTTCTCTGGTGGGTCGTCGTCCTCGGGCCATTCGCCACGCGCATGGAGCGCCGCAGCATAGAGGCGGGCAATCACCTCAAACGTGAGGGGGAACTTCAGCTCGCAGTAGTTCTTGTTGGTGTCTTCCCACCACAGATCGCCACCGCCATCCGGTCGCAGCGCCGCACGATAGCGAAGCTCTCCACCGGCAGGCAGCAGACGCCTGACCAACTCATAGCTGACCCACCCATCGCTCTGTCCGATCGGCACCGGCGTTACATCTGGTGGTGGACCCGGCAACACTAATCGCGAGGTGGGGATGTCACTGAAGACCGATCGGCGCCGCTGCTCCTGTTCCCAGGCGCGCAGCCGCTGCTCTCTCGTGCGCGTGTCACTTGGGCGTGGGAGATGCGCGATGCCAGCAGATTGCCCCTGTAACGCGCTAGCATGACCACCAGGGTGTCTTGGCCGCTCTACAGGTTCCAGTGGTCGTATCGGCGGCTCAGGTGCTCTCCTGGTCACTCCATCGCGTTTGGCAGCGTTTCTGATCTTGCTCCTGATGATGCCCTGGCTGTCGTCTGGCCAGTCGTCCTTCTGGTCTCTAGTGGCTACCATCTGAACCACCTTCCCAAGGATCTGCCGGACGAGGCCAGAAATACCAGTTGAAGGCGCGTCGTGTCTGGTCACGTAGGACGATGCGTGTCTGGAAATCG